CTACGAGTGTTCGTGGTAGGGCTCGAAGGCAGCGCCTTGGCTCATCCACTCGACCGGGAACGGCTCCAGCACCCGCGCCAGTGTCACCTCCGGCCGCTGCCTTCCGTCCAGGATCGCCTCAACGATGTCTGGAGCCAGCAGTGTCAGGCGCAGGACGCGGGCCATGTAGGTGAAGGCGATACCCTCCTTCTTAGCTAGCTCGGAAATCGACGCAAATTCGCCGGACTCTAGCATGCGCTTCCATCGGAACGCACGCGCCAGCGCCTTGACCAGCGTGTTGTCGGTCCGCCGCGATGGCGTGGCCCCGTCGGGGAGTTGCATCTCCTTCCGCCCACCGCGCTTCACCACGCGGAACGGGACGTGGAGACTTATCGTCTCGGGGATCGCTGACCCGCGGGTCACGCTGCTTCTCCGATATCGCCGGCCAGCATCTCGCGAGCGAGGCCGCCGAGCCCGTCGACGCGGAGGCGCACGTTGAGCCCGTCCGTGCCGATGTCCACGCGCTCGACCAGCAGCGCCACGATGCGCGCCTGCTCGGCGGGGAAGAGTTCGTCCCACAGCGGGTCCAGCTGCTGCAGGGCTGCGCAGACGTCGGCCTCGGTGATGTCGCCGGAGTGGGCACGCGTCGCCTTCGAAGTCCCTGCGACAATCTCCGGCTGGCGGAACACGGCGCGAAGCTGGTCAATGACGGCGGCCTCGACCTCGCCTGCGGGCACCCGGCCGACCGGGCACGACCCGGCGCCATGCTTCAGCACGGTCTGGCTGACATAGTAGCGGTAGAGCCTGTCGCCCTTGCGGGTGTGGGTCGGCGAGAACGCCGCGCCATCTGGGCCGAACAGCAGCCCTTTCAGGAGGGCGGGCGTGTCGGCTCGGGTGCGCGCGGCGCGCTTCCGGGGGCTCTCCTGCAGGATCGTGTGGACATGGTCCCACGTCTCGCGGTCGATGATGGCGTCGTGCTCGCCGGGAAAGCTTTCGCCCTTGTGGACCGCCTCGCCGATGTAGGCGCGGTTGGACAGCATCCGATAGAGGTATTTCTTGTCGATCCGGTTGTCGCGCGGCGTCCGGATGCCGCGCGTGCCGACCTCCCGCGCCAGTTCCGTGCACGACCCGATCTCGAGGAAGCGCTCGAAGATCCAGCGCACATGTGCGGTGGCGTCTTCGTCGACCACCAGCTTCCGGTTCTCGACGCGGTAGCCGTAGGGCGGCACCCCGCCCATCCACATGCCCTTGCGCCGAGAGGCCGCAACCTTGTCGCGGATGCGCTCGGCCGTCACCTCGCGTTCGAACTGGGCGAACGAGAGCAGGATGTTGAGCGTCAGACGCCCCATGGACGTTGTCGTGTTGAACGATTGCGTCACTGAGACGAACGTCACGCCGTTGCGGTCGAACACCTCCACCAGCTTGGCGAAGTCGGCCAGCGAGCGGCTGAGCCGGTCGATCTTGTAGACCACGACCACATCGACCAGCCCGTCCTCGATGTCCTCCAACAGCCGCTTCAGGCCGGGGCGTTCGAGCGTGCCGCCGGAGATGCCGCCGTCGTCATACTGATCGCGGACCAGCACCCAGCCTTCCGACCGCTGACTAGCGATGTACGCCTCGCAGGCCTCCCGCTGGGCGTGGAGGCTGTTGAACTCCTGCTCCAGCCCTTCCTCGGAGGATTTCCGGGTGTAGACCGCGCAACGCAGTTTGCGGACGACCTTCGATTTTTCCGGCGGCTTCGTCATGTCCGCCCCCTGTGGTTCTTGAGGCCGAAGAAGACCCACCCGTTCCAGCGCGTGCCGGTGATGGCGCGGGCGATGGCGGACAGCGACTTGTAGGGCCGCCCCTGCCATTCGAAGCCATCGGCGGTGACGGTGACGATCTGCTCGACGCCCTGCCATTCTCGCAGCAGCCGCGTGCCGATGATCGGGCGGTCGCGATCGATGCGGATGCTGCGCTTCTTGCTGTCGCCGCCGTCCAGTTCCTCGCCCAGCCGCTCAAGGCGCCGGATCGTCTCCGGCTTCAGCCCGCCATAGGCCAGTTCCTGGATGCGATAGGCGATGCGGCTTTCGAGATAGCGGCGGTTGAACGGCGGCGGCTCGCTTTCGAACAGATCGCGCCACTGTTGCTTCAAGTCGGGCGTCGGCGTGGTCTTGAGCGCGGCCAGGCGCGCGGGGATGGGATCGAGCTTGTTCATGCATTTCTCCGGTGAGTTGGAGTTGCATGACGGCATCGGTCGGGCGGATAGTGTAGGCAACGTTCTCCAGTATCGTCAGATACTTCCCGCTCATCCCGCATCCGCAGCCGAACCAGCCCGAGCGCCAGCAGACCACACAGCTCGGCGCGGCGTTCTGCGGGCGTCATCTGGTCGGGCGGGAGCGGATTGGGGCGTTTCATGTCTTGGTAGCCGTGATCGGTGGTACTTACCGATCAAAAGCCACCCGGCCGCCCGGGATGGGACATCTCATGTGGGCGGGATCCGGAAATGCGAACAGGGAGAGAACATCAGGGCTTGCCGATCACCGATTGGTCGGCAACAATCGCGAGTTGAATCAGTCGAGAGCAGTAGTTCATTGAGGTAAGTTCATGACGCGCAAAGCAACTCCGATCGGTCACCATCTCCTGGAGCGGATCGAGGATGCGCGCGTCAATCTCGCCTCTGTGGACGTAACTGTCCGGCGAAAAGGCGACGTTGCCCTCGGTCTCCGTAGGCGACATCGCAGTATCAAGCTCCGAGCACGGCGCCACGATCGCCATCAGTAGCGCAAGTCAGAATTCTCGGAGACTTCAATGGTACGCGTCCCGGCCAAAACCTGCCCCAATCTTTCTCGGCTTTTCGATGATGCAGAGCCCGAATTGCTGTCCGGATTTCTCAACAGCAAGGCTTTCGAGAGGTTGGCCTGGCTTGCGACCTACAAGTTCGACCCCGACGATCCGGACGGTCCGACAGCAGCGAGGAATATGCTGCCGAAGGAAAAGAAGGACCGGCTGGGCCCGCTCGAAGCTGAAGCAGCCCGGATCGTCACAATTGCGAGCGACCGCGGCGAATACGTCCTCCAAGGTCTCGCTACGACCACGCTTGAACCGGACCGCGCCAAGGAACTTCTGAACCGGCGGGACAAGCTCGCGCGAAGCCTGTGGGCCTTCGCCAACGAGCATGGCTTGTTCGAAGCGGCGGAGAACAGCCTGCACCTGCGTCTCTACCGGCGCTATGACAAGCACTACCAGACCTTCATGGCCGAGCCCTCGGTCGACGGGGGCCCGGACGCCGGCAGCGCATTGCTCGAAGAGCTTCTGGTTGATCTCAACAAGCGTCTCGATCGCGGCGACGGCTACAGCATCGACAAGTTCGACATCCCCGAGGATGGCGATGAACCGGCGGCGGAGATGTACCTGCTGTTCCATCCCGATCCGCCCACAAGCGTTCGTGAGATCGATGACGAGGGCAATCGGTCGAGCATCTATTTTCGGCCGCCCGGAGAGGCGATGATCGTCTACACGCCATCGACCGGGCGGGTCCATGTCCGTGCCGGCAACCGAAAGCTCAGGCACACGGTCGCCGAACGCTTCATCGAGACTGCTCTCGAGCAGACCTACTCCAACCAGCCCGTCGACTTTCAGGCCTACGACATTTCGCAGTTCCTGCAGGGGCTCGATCTTGAACCGCCGGAACTCGACGACGTGGTGATCGACCGCGCGCAGGTGATCCGCGCTGACATCAGCATCGGCAATCTCGCCAACCGCCTCTCGCTTTCCACCACGATCGACCAGGACATCTCAGAGATCATCGACAGCCATCCGGGCCTTCCGAGGATCTTCGAGCGGGCGCTCGCAATCCGCTTCGTCGAGATTGCGGTCCGGTATTTCCGCGCGGGACGAGATGAGGCGCAAACCCTCAACTTCACGCTCACCGACCGCAACACCAGCAGCCTTCTCAGCATCGACGACCCATTCGAGCGCGTTCTGGGGCATCGCTTGCTCAGACACTGGAACATCCTCCGTGATGGCCGTGCACCGGGCGATGAGGAGAGCATGGCTGTCATGCCCGCCTTGCTGGCCATATGGGATATCGGAGCTGACAGGGTCACCGGCGCATGGCTCCAATCTCGCGGTGTCGATCCTGGCCTCCTGAACGATCTGGGCTTTCTCGTGCCCGCCGGCTGGGAAGGCGACGACCTGATCGACGATGAAGACGAGGTCGGTCCGGTCGCGGCCGAAGTGGTCGTTCGGGTCGATAACGGAGATGCGGAGGATGGCGACCGTAAGGTGGCCGACCTCAAGGTCACCGAGGGACAGGCGACGTCTGCGGGTAACCCGGATCGCTACAGGATATATCGGGTGCGCGACGGCTGGGTCGCGCAACACCTGAAGGCACGTCTCGAACAAGTGCTGGATGCGCCTGCGATCGAGAAGCTGACCGATCATCTCCTCTACCTTGGAACGCTCAGTGTCGATGGCGGCGATGTTCCGATCTACCTTGCGCGTGGTCTCGACCGGGAGAGGGTCCGGTCGGCCGTCGATACGGAACTTCGGGCGCGCCACAACCTCGGCATCGGACTGGTCCTTCAGGCCGGCAAGGCTTCCGGGCCGTGTTTGGCGGCAAACGTCCTGACGCCGCTTGCGGATCAGATCGACGATAAACAGTCCGAAATCGCGTTGGTCGCAGACAAGCTCCGGTCCGTGTTTCGGCGACATCGCATATTGGCCCGTGGAGGCATGACGGTCGGACTCACCCGTAGCGGCGATGACATCGCGACCCTCTTCGTGCCAGGGAAAGGCACCATCGACATCAAGGGCGAAAACAGGATCAAGATCATTCAGCGGCTGGTCGATGCCCACAACAATGGCCCGATGCCAATGACGACCAAGGATCTTGTCAAAGGAATCGCCGAAGACCAGTCCCTGTCGAACATCTTCAAGCAGCCGCTGTGGGACAAGCTGAAGGCCAACTTTCTGAGAAGTCTCGGCGCCAAAGGGCCTTGGGAGATCGCTATCTGACAGCTGGCTCCGATCCGGCTCCGATTGGGGGGTCTGACGGGCTCCGATTCTTCAGGCCAATGGGAGTGCTCCATCGATCAGAGGAGCACTTCCATGCCGACTCCCTTCCCCCCGCGCCAGGCAGCCCAGACGAGCTGGCCCGGCGTCGCGAAGACCAAGCCCACCACCCACAACTCGGAATGGCGCTGCACGCGCTGTGACAAGCTGCTCGGCGTCTGCCGGGACGGCCGCATGCACCTGCGCTTCGCGCGGGGGCACGAGTATCTCGTGGGCTTTCCGGTTCAGGCCACCTGCCGCGGCTGCGGCACGCTGAACAACGCGACCGCACCCGCGCGCTGACGCGCGCATTCACCCAACTCCCTGAAATCGCAGAGACGCGCGACGTCCTGACCTGGCCACGAGAAGGCGCCGGACGCCTGGCCGCAAGGCAGGCGTCCGATGTCCTTCGCGTGGCACGAGATCCGTGATCACCTCATGCATTCATCCACGAACCTTCACTTCCAGCGCAGTTTCGACGCCGTCCGGCGTGAACAGGCAGCCCTTTCGGCGTTCCGGGATCCGGCGGCCCTGCTGGACGGGCTGCATCGCACCCCCGGCGATCATGGCCAGAAGAACGTGATCCTCTCCGCGCTGGTCGAAGCGGCGCAGGGCGACGGGCCCGCGTCCGACTGCGCGCTGACGTTGCTGTTGCTGGCGCTCTGGCCCGGCCTCGACGCCATCCGGCGCCGGTCGATCTGGCGCAGGCTCGGCGCCGCCGACGAGATCGCGTCCGATGTTCTGGCGCGCACCACCGAGGCGGTCCGCGGGCTCGACCTCGGACGCGTCAACTGGATCGCGGCCACGGTGCTGCGCAACGTCGAGCGCGACATGATCCGCGTGCGCCAGCGCGACCAGGCACGCGAATATCTCGCCAGCGGCGCCGACCCCGAAGAGGTGGCGGACAGCGGCGACAGCGGGATCGGGGCCACTGGTTACGCACGGCTGAGCGGCGCCGTACGGAAGCTGCTCGGCGATGACGCCCTTCTGGTGATCCGCGTCGCCATCGAAGGCTTCTCGCAGGCGGAAGTCGCGGTCGGACTGGGCCTGACCGAGGCCGCCGCCCGCAAGCGGTACCAGCGCGCCATGCGCCGGCTGCACGACGCCCTCGAGGAAATCCCCTGAACCGATGTCCCGATCCGGTCCCGCCGGTGGCTTTTCCCATTCGAGCGCCCCGAGCGCCTTCCCTCCAACCGAAAGCAGACACGCATGAACCGCACTGCCGATCTGTCGCTCGAGGATTTCAGGCGTCTTCCGGGGCTCTATCGCCGCTGGGAGCTGACCGAGGTCTGCGAGCCCAACCGCAACTATCAGATCGAGGACGCCGGCACCCATGCCGACGGGACGCCGCTGCTGGCGATCTACGTCGCCGAGCCCGCGCCCGACGTCCGCGAGGCCGCGTGATGCGCCTCCTCGATCACCTCATCTCACGGAGAAAAGCCATGCCGGACCACCCGGACGACATCACCCGTCTTCGCAAGGCGAGCTACGCGCTCGAAGACCTCCCCGAAACCATCGCCTTCCCGCAGCGCGCCGGTGACGAGCCGCGCGAGCCGCTGCCGGTCGTCGAGGCGACCGTCGACGAGATCGCCTTCGCGATCGTGGAAGCGGAGCGTGAGAGCTCGGCCGCCTACCGCCGCGCCGACGCGCTGAAGCGCCTCTACAAGCTCGCCCGCGAGGCGGGGTGCATCGGCGCAGATCGCGCCGCCACGGCGGTGATGAAGAAGGAGTGCCAGTGATGGCCCTTCCCATCATCGGCGCCGACGAACGGCTCGCGCAACGCAAGGGCATCAAGGGCGTCATCTTCGGCCGGTCCGGCATCGGCAAGACCAGCCTGCTCTGGACGCTGAATGCCTCGACCACGCTCTTCCTTGATCTCGAGGCTGGCGACCTCGCGGTCGAGGGGCTGGAGATCGACACGCTCCGGCCCCGCACCTGGAAGGAATGCCGCGACTTCGCGGTGTTCATCGGCGGGCCGAACCCGGCGCTGCGCGAGGACCAGCCTTACAGCCAGGCGCATTTCGACGAGGTCTGCGGGCGCTACGGCGATCCGGAGGTGATCGGGAAGTACGAGACCGTCTTCATCGACTCGATCACCGTGGCCGGGCGGCTCTGCTTCCAGTGGTGCCGCGGCCAGCCCGAGGCGTTTTCGGAGAAGACCGGCAAGCCCGACATCCGTGGCGCCTACGGGCTGCACGGCCGCGAGATGATCGGCTGGCTGACCCATCTGCAGCACACGCGCGGCAAGCATGTCTGGTTCGTTGGAATCCTCGACGAGAGGCTCGACGACTTCAATCGCAAGGTCTTTCAGCCGCAGATCGACGGCAGCAAGACCGGGCTCGAGCTGCCGGGCATCGTCGATCAGGTCATCACCATGGCCGATATCCCGGACCCCGGCGGCCAGCCGCAGCGCGCCTTCGTCTGCCAGACGCTGAACCCCTGGGGCTATCCGGCCAAGGACCGCTCCGGTCGCCTCGACAGGGTCGAGGCCCCGCATCTCGGCCAGCTGATGGAGAAGATCCAGCGCCCCGCGGCGCCTGCCTCCGAACGCCTGACCTGGCCGCCGGTGACCCCGGCCGATCCCGCCCCCGCGCAAGAGCCCAGCCATGGCTGAGCGCCTCTCGCCACGCCCGGTGTCCCGATCCGGCCGCCGGGGTGGCTTTTCCCCTCTGACGCCGCTGCGCGTCCCATCCTCCAACTGAAAGGAGCCGCGCAATGTCCGGACCCTGGAACGACTTCAACTCCGCGCAATCCAACACCAACGTCATCCCGAAGGGCACGCTTGCCAAGGTGCGCCTGACGCTCCGCCCGGGCGGCTTCGACGACCCCTCGCAGGGCTGGACAGGCGGCTGGGCGCGCCGCGCCGCCACCGGCGCCGTCTATCTCGACGCCGAATACACGGTGCTCGAGGGGCCCTATGCCCGCCGCAAGGTCTGGTCGCTGATCGGCCTCTACAGCCCGAAGGGCCCGGACTGGGCGAACATCGGGCGCGGCCTGATCCGCGGCATCCTGAACTCGGCGCGCGGCGTGTCGGACAAGGACAACTCGCCCGAAGCGCAGGCGCGCCGCCGCATCAACGGCTTCGGTGATCTCGACGGCGTCGAGTTCATCGCCCGCATCGACATCGGCACCGACACGAACGGCGAGGACAAGAACGAGATCCGCGCTGCCGTCACGCCCGACCATCGCGACTACGCCGCGCTGATGGGCACGGTCGCGCCGCAGTTCACCGCCGCCCCGGCGCAGGGCCACGCCGCGCAGCAGCCTGCCACCGCCACCCAGCCCAGCCAGCCCAGCCAGCCCGCGTCCGCCCCCGGCGCCGCCGGTCGGCCGAGCTGGGCGCAGTAAGGGGGAGACCGGCCATGCGCTTGCGCCCCCGCCAGAAGACCTTCGTCGAGCGCAGCGTGGCTGCGCTCGCTTCCCGCGGCAACACGCTGGGCGTGGCGCCCACCGGTGCGGGCAAGACCATCATGCTCTCGGCGGTCACCGGCGAGATGATCGGCGACGGGGCCAAGGCCTGCGTGCTCGCCCATCGCGACGAGCTGACCGCGCAGAACCGCTCCAAGTTCCAGCGCGTGGTGCCGAGCGTCGCCACATCGGTCATCGACGCCACGGAGAAATCCTGGGGCGGCCAGGTCGCCTTTGCGATGGTTCCGACGCTGGCGCGGGCCTCGAACCTGGCCGACATGCCGCGCCTCGACCTGCTGGTCGTCGACGAGGCGCACCATGCCGTCGCCGACAGCTACCGCCGTATCATCGACCGCGTGCGGGAGGCCAATCCCGACGCCCGCATCTTCGGGGTCACGGCGACGCCGAACCGGGGCGACAAGAAGGGCCTGCGCGAGGTCTTCGACAACGTCGCCGATCAGGTGCGGCTGGGCGAGCTGATCGCCTCGGGCCATCTGGTGCCGCCCCGCACCTTCGTCATCGACGTGGGCGTGCAGGACGAACTGCGCTCGGTCCGCAAGACCATGTCGGATTTCGACATGGCGGAAGTGGCGGGCATCATGGACCGCGCGCCCGTCACCGACGAGGTGATCCGGCACTGGAAGGAGAAGGCGGGCGAGCGGCAGACCGTCGTGTTCTGCTCCACCATTGCGCACGCCGAACATGTCACCGACGCCTTCAGGGCGGCGCGCGTTTCCGCCGCGCTGATCCACGGCGATCTGGCGGCCGAGACCCGCAAGGCGATCCTCGCCGACTACGCGTCGGGCGGTATCCGCGTTGTGGTCAACGTGGCGGTTCTGACCGAGGGCTGGGATCACCCGCCCACCTCCTGCGTCGTGCTGCTTCGCCCCAGCTCCTACAAGTCCACCATGATCCAGATGGTCGGGCGCGGGCTGCGCACCGTCGATCCCGAGGAACATCCCGGCATCGTCAAGACCGACTGCGTCGTCCTGGATTTCGGCACCTCGAGCCTGATCCACGGCACGCTGGAACAGGATGTCGATCTCGACGGCAAGACCGAGACCGGCGATGCGCCGACGAAGATCTGCCCGGCCTGCGAGGCGGAGATTCCGCTGGCCGCCACAGAATGCCCGCTCTGCGGTGAGGCGTTCCCCCGCGAGGATCTGGATGCGGGCGAAGGCGGGGCTGCCGCGCCGCTCTCGGGCTTCATGATGACCGAGATCGACCTGCTGAAGCGGTCCAGCTTCGCGTGGGTCGACCTCTACGGCACGGACGATGCGCTGATGGCCACTGGCTTCGCAGCCTGGGGCGGCATCTTCTGGCTGGACGGGGTCTGGTACGCCATCGGCGGGGCCAAAGGTGAACGCCCGCATCTGCTGGGCGTCGGCGAGCGCACGGTCTGCCTCGCGCAGGCCGACGACTGGCTGAACACCCACGAGACCGACGAGAGCGCCTTCAAGACCCGCTCCTGGCTGCGCCAGCCGCCGACCGAAAAGCAGCTGCAGTACCTGCCGCCCGAGTGCCGCCATGACTTCGGCCTGACGCGCTACCGCGCCTCTGCGCTGATGACCTTCGGCTTCAACAAGCGCGCCATCCGGCAGCTGATCGACAGCGCGGCCAGCCCCGAACGGAGGGCGGCATGACCCATGTCTACCTGCACCCCCATCAAGGCCGAGGACCGGCGGCGGATCTGGCATCCGCGTGGAACGCTCTGTGCTGTCTGCCGGCAACCCACCCGTGGTTTTGGCTGGTCCGATCCGCACCGCCCGGCGGCTTCGCCGCCACGTTCATCGAAATGTGCGCGTCCGCGCACGGGGCGGCCCCGGCCATCGGTCTGGTTCTGCTCGATGCCCTGCCAGTCCTTCTGGACGCGGTTGGCGCGGGAGCGTCTCGCCATGGTTGACCTGACCGAGGAGGAGCGCGCCGCCGTCACCGCCACCATGAAACGCGTGGCGCTGCTGATGGACGAGATCGGCTGGGCCACCCCGCTTGCCGAACTCACCGAGGCGCAGGTGCGCGCGCTGATCGAGGAAGCCGTCGATGGCTTCCGCGAGGCCATGTCCGACATCGCCCGGGTGCAGACGCCGGAGGTGCCGTTTTGACCAAGCTCTGCACGAAATGCGGCGTCGAGAAGGACGTCTGCGAGTTTGGACGCCGCCGGCTCAGTCCCGATGGTCGGCAGTCCTGGTGCCGCGACTGCCGCCGGGAATACCAGCGCGCCTATGCGCAGAAATTCCGGAACCCCGAGAAGCATCGGGAGGCGCAGCGTCGCTATCGCCTCCGCCACGCCGAGAAATATCGGGCCCACAGCATCGTCAGGCGTGCCGTCAAGGCTTGTCGAATCGTCGTGCCGGTCTGGTGTCAGCGCTGCGGCTGCGTGACCGATCTCGAAGCGCATCACCACGACTATGACGCGCCGCTCTCGGTCGAATGGCTCTGCTCGACCTGCCACGGGCTCGCCCACCGCAGCTACGAGGGAGGCCAGCATGCTGGACTATAACCGCCGCCCCAGCTTCGCCGACCGGGTCAACGCCGCCGTCGATCAGGCGCTCACCGCCGATCAGGCCACGCGGCCGCCCCGCGACTATCTCGGCGGATCCCGCCTCGGCCATGCCTGCGAGCGCGCCCTTCAGTTCGAGTTCACGGCGACGCCAAAGGACGAGGGCCAGGACTTCAGCGGCCAATCGCTGCGCATCTTCGCCATCGGCCATGCGCTCGAAGATCTGGCGGTCGCCTGGCTGCTCGGCGCGGGCTTCGACCTCTACACGCGCAAGGGCAACCGGCCAGATGGCGGCCAGTTCGGGTTCTCCGTCGCGGGCGGACGCATCCGCGGTCATGTCGACGGCATCATCGCTGCGGGGCCCGAAGGCTTTGGTCTGGCCGTTCCCGCACTGTGGGAATGCAAGACGATGAACGCCAAGAACTGGCGCGCCTGCGTCAAGGACGGCGTCACCAAGTCGAAGCCGGTCTACGCCGCCCAGATCGCGGTCTATCAGGCCTACATGGAAACCAGCGTGCCCGGCATCAGCGCCGCCCCCGCCGTGTTCACCGCGATCAACAAGGACACGGCCGAGATGCACCATGAGCTGGTGCCTTTCGACGCCGATCTCGCGCAGCGCATGTCCGACCGGGGCGTGCGGATCCTGCAGGCGACCGACGCGGGCGAGCTTCTGCCGCGCGTCGCCACCACGCCCGACTTCTTCGAATGCCGCTTCTGCCCGTGGTCCGAGCGCTGCTGGAGGCTGCCGGCATGAGCGATGACGGCATCCTGCATTTCAACCCGTGGATGGACTTCAACGACGGGCCGCCGTCCGAGAACCCCTTCGGCTGCGACCCCGACCCCGAGCAGATCGTCCTCTTTCTCGACACCGTGTTCAGCTGGTGCGAGGGGCTGATCCCGCTGCGCGGCTTCGTCGACAAGGGTCAGGGCCGGGACGGCAAGCCCCACAACATCTGGATCCCGGCCGACGAGACCGCGACCGAGAAGCTCGCCACCTTCGCCGCGTGGGCGAACCGCGAGGGCGCCGCCGTCTATGTCATCCCCGGCACGGTCGCCGAGCAGGGGCAGGCCCGCGCCGCCGATGTGCTGCAGATGCAGGCCATCGTGGTCGATCTCGACGCGGGCGACATCCCGGCCAAGCTGGACCATGTCACCCGCCACCTCGGCGCGCCGACGCTCATCATCGAAAGCGGCGGGCGCACGCCCGAGGGCGCGGCGAAGCTCCATGTCTGGTGGCAACTGACCGAACCCGCCGAGGGCGAGGATCTGGCCACCCTCTGCCGCCTGCGCGGCGAGATCGCCGTGAAGGTCGGCGGCGACACGCATTTCCGCTCGGCGCACCAGCCGATCCGGGTGCCCGGCACCGTCTATCACAAGCACGGCCACCAGCGCCTCGTGCAGATCCGCGAACATCGCGCGGTCGAGGTAGATCTTGCGGATTTCGCCGAAAAGGTCGCCGAGATGCCGCCGCTGCCGGGCGTGGGCTTCGCCAGCGACGTTGCCGCGCCGACCGCGAAGCCCGGCATCGACGCTGTGCTCACCACACCGGTGCGGGAGGGCGCGGTCGACGACTGGTCGCGCTTCCAGGGGGCCAGCGCCGCCATCGGCCATTACGTGCGCCTCGTACACGAGGGCCGCCTCGACCCCTTCGCGGGCTGGGAGGCGATCTGCGGCTACAACGCCGCCATGCTGCGCCCGTCCTGGCCGCTCGATCGGCTGATGGCCGAGTCCGAACGGCTCTGGGAGCTGCATGTGAAGCGCAACGGTCCGCCGCTCCTGCGCGCAGCCCACGCCAATGCCCCGGCCAGCCCGCTGCGGACCTTCAGCCTCGGCGCTCTGCTCGACGACACGAGCCCCATGCCCGAGGACGTCATCGGGCCGCGCGTGCTGACGCCGGGCGGTCTCCTGGTGCTGGGTGGCGCGCCCAAGGTCGGCAAGAGCGACTTCCTGATCTCATGGCTGGTGCACATGGCCGCTGGCGTGCCGTTCCTCGGCTTCACGCCGCCCCGGCCGCTGCGCGTGTTCTATCTGCAGGCCGAGATCCAGTATCACTATCTGCGCGAGCGCATGCAGCAGATCGCGCTGCCCGCCGCCGTGATCGCCGCCGCGCGCGACACCTTCATCGCCACACCGAAGCTGAAGCTGCTGCTGGACGCGGAGGGCGTTGCCCGCGTGGCCGAGGCGATCCGGGCCGCATTCGCCGACGCGCCGCCCGACATCATCGTCATCGACCCGATCCGCAATCTCTTCGACGGCGGACCTGAGGGGGGCGGCGAGAACGACAACACCGCCATGATGTTCTTCCTGAAGGACCGGGTGGAGCTTCTCCGCGATGCCGTCAATCCGGACGCGGGCGTCATCCTCGCCCACCACACCCGCAAGGCCAGCAAGCATCAGGTCAAGGACGATCCCTTCCTCGCGCTCTCCGGCGCAAGCGCGCTGCGCGGCTTCTACACCTCGGGTCTGCTGATGCACCGGCCTGACGAGGACAGCAGCGTCCGCAGGCTGGAGATCGAGCTGCGCAATGGCCCCGCGCTGCCGGGAAAGCTGATCGACAAGGTGAAAGGCGAATGGGTCGAGCTGAACCCGCTGAACGAGCGTCTGGTGCGCAAGGAGGTCGGCGCCAAGCTCGATGCCGAGCGGCTGCGCAAGCACGATGTCATCCTCGGCATGCTGCTGGATGAGGCGGCGAGCGAGCGCCTCTACACCGCCATGCAGTTCGCCGAGACCTTCGAGAACCGAGGCGGGCTGGGCAGCAAGCACACCATCCGCGAGCGCCTCAGCGTGCTGGCGACCAAGGGCTTCGTGAAGTTCCTGCGCGACCCCTCGGGATTCGGCTTCCCCGTCACCCGGTCGCGGTTCGGCTATCTCTGCGTCGAGGGCATGCAGTTCGGCGCGCCCGTCGAGGAGGTCGATCCGGCCACCGGCGAGGTCACCACAACCGCCCGTCCGGTCCTGCCCAGCCACTTCAAATGCCCCCAATCCGGGCTCTGCCTGCAGGTCGAAAACCCCGCCGTCTGGGTCTACCCGGAGGGGCTGGAGGACGACCTAACTCATATGAGTGAGGCCTGACTCATATGACAGCGCCAACTGTTCACTCAATGAAATCAACGGGTTACGGGCAAATAAGAGTTAGGTCCATAACTCATGCCCGAAGACGTCATGAAGTCTTATTCCGCAATGATTTCAGCCACTTGAACGCCTCGGAACAGTTAGGTGTCAAACCCCCATACTACGTATGGGAGGGCCACCCCACAGGGTTGGCCACTCCTCCCATACGTCCGGGTCAGCCGCGCGCGCCGCCGTGACGCTCCCTTGTGCTTCCCGATCCGACGACGGCGGCCCCGTACCGCCAAGCACCAGACCGCCGTCGTCTTCCACCACCACAGGCCACCGGCAAAGGAGACCCATCATGGCTCAGCCGACTCTGATCCCGAATTCCGACGGCGCAAGGTTTGAATCGCTGCCGCTCGACACGCCCCGCCACCGCTGCATCCTCGCGCTCGACCTCGGCACCTCGACCGGCTGGGCGATCCGCGGCCATGACGGTCTGATCACCAGCGGCACCGTCTCGCTGCGCCCCGGCCGCTTCGACGGCGGCGGCATGCGCTACCTGCGCTTCACCAACTGGCTGACCGAGATCGACCGGCTGTCCGGTCCTGTCGCCGCGATCTGGTTCGAGGAAGTTCGCCGCCACGCAGGCACCGACGCGAGCCACATCTACGGTGGGCTTATGGCCACGCTGACCGCATGGGCCGAACTGCGCGGCGTGCCCTACGAGGGCGTCCCGGTCGGCACGATCAAACGCCACGCCGCTGGCAAGGGCAACGCCGACAAGGCCGCTATGGTCGCCGCCGTCCGCGCCCGCGGCTTCAGCCCGGCCGACGACAACGAGGCCGACGCCATCGCCATCCTGCTCTGGGCGATCGAAACGAACGGAGGTGTCGCATGAGATGGCATCCCCACGGCTACGGCGGTCGGCGCCGGGATCCCGAACAGGTCAAGCGCGAGGGTTGGCAGGAACAGGGCGTCCTCGCGGTCTCCGCCGATGACGACCGCCTCACCTGGCCCGAGCGTGAACTGGTCCGCCAGCTTGGCGAGAAGCTCTACGGCCCGCGTCCCTCCGACAGGGAGGCGCGTCATGGCTGATCGTGAATGGACCGCCGACTGCGTCGCCGATCATTTCGAGGAGGCGTTCCGCACCCTGCGCAAGCTGCCGCCGGTGAAGGCGCAGGGCTACTTCAACACCTGGCCCGACATCGTGCGGACGAGCCGCGAGATCGCGGCGATGGAACCCCAGCCGATGCGGGTCTGGCCCTCGGCCGCCGCGATCACCCGGCTCGAGCAGACCTTCGACTGGGTGCTCTGGATCGAGGAGGCGGAGCGCAAGCTGGTCTGGTCGCGCGCGGCCCGCGTGCCGTGGAAGCAGATCAGCGGGGAACTCGGCTGCGACCGCACGACCGCGTGGCGGCGCTGGCAGCTGGCGCTGACCAAGATCGCTGCGCGCCTGAATGCGCAGTGACTCCAATGTGTTGCAACACTTTTCCCTTCGACATCTGCAACAGATCCATGCTAATCCGAAGGCAAGATGGGGAGAGTGCGCTGGAAAGCTCGCTCTCCCCTTTGCGTTGACGGGGGCCTTCTGGACCCCGGTATCCAGCGAGGGTCCGGCCGGGGTCCACCCCGAGGCAGTTTCCGGTTCCTTCCTGGCGATATTCGTATGCTGGCGGGCGAAGCGCGGGACATCGCCAGCGACAGGGCCGGATTTTTGGGAAGCCACCCGGAAGCCAAGGTCGCCTGAACCCGCCTGAAGCAATGCAAAATCAAACCCTTGCCGCTGGACACCCCGGGTGACCACTGGACCCCGCTTGGAGTCCGGTCTGGACCCCGGAGTCCGGAAGCCAGGGGTATCCACCCTGATCCGAGGAATGACCCGACGATGACGCTGAGCTTTGCCCCAGATCGGATCGAGACCTGGCCGCTGGCCAAGCTCCAGCCCTATGCCCACAACGCCAAGACGCATGGCGCGGACCAGGTCGCGAAGATCGCCGCCAGCATGGCCGAGTTCGGCTGGACCGTGCCGTGCCTCGTCGGTGACGACGGCGAGTTGATCGCGGGCCACGGCCGCGTGCTGGCCGCCACGCAGCTCGGTCTGACCGAGGCGCCGGTGATCGTGCTGGGGCACCTGACCGAGGCGCAGCGGCGGGCCTATCGCATCGCGGACAACAAGCTTGCAGACAGCCCATGGGACGAAGCGCTGCTGTCGGCGGAACTGAACGACCTGCTGGCCGAGGATTTCGACCTGTCGCTGGTCGGCTTCTCGGATGGTGAGTTGGACAAGCTGCTGGCCTTCGTGCCGGAGGGGGACGGGGAAGAAGGTGGCGCCGGGGGCTCCGTGCCGCCGGTGACCATCCCCGAACCACCGCGCAATCCGGCTTCGCGGGCGGGCGATCTGTGGATCCTCGGCGACCACCGTCTGCTCTGCGGCGACAGCACCAGCGCGGCCGACGTGCGCCGCCTGATGAACGGCGAGCGGGCGATCCTGTTTGCGACGGACCCGCCGTATCTCGTTGACTACGATGGCTCGAACCACCCGACCCGGAACAAGGACTGGTCGGCGTCCTACGGCACGACATGGGACGACAGTTCGCAGGGGGCGGAACTCTACGACGGCTTCATCTCAGCGGCCGTCGCCGAGGCCATCGCCGAGGACGCCGCCTGGTACTGCTGGCACGCCTCGCGTCGCCAGGCGATGCTGGAAGCCTGCTGGGAAAAGGCGGGCGCCTTCGTCCATCAGCAGATCATCTGGGTGAAGGACCGGGGCGTCCTGACCCGATCGCATTACCTGTGGAAGCACGAACCCTGCTTCATGGGCTGGCGCCGTCCGAACCGTCCGCCGAAGGTGGCCGAGCAGACGCTGCCGTCCACATGGACGCTGCCGAGCTTCGCCAAGGACGACCGGCCCGACCATCCCACGCCGAAACCGCTCGACGCCTTCGGCATCCCGATGCGCCAGCATGTGGCGCGGGGCGGCCTCTGCTACGAGCCGTTCTCCGGCTCCGGCTCGCAGATCATGGCGGGCGAGACCAATGGCCGTCGCGTCTTCGCAATGGAGATCAGCCCGGCCTACGTCGATGTCGCCGTGGAGCGCTGGCAGGTCGAAACCGGCAAGGACGCGATCCTCGACGGCGATGGCCGGACCTTCGCGCAAGTGAGGACCGAGCGGCTGGGCGACGACGCCGCACCCCCGGCCGATCCCCTGGCTACGGACACCGCCCCCGAACCCGCGCGCAAGCGCAAGACCGCCGCGTGACATGCATGACCTGGCTTTACCTTCCTCCGGACGCGCTTCCGGAGCCGGAGACGCATGCCTCTTCGGCCTCTCGCTCTGTTCCGGCGCAGGTGGTCTCGACCTCGGGCTCACCATCGCCATCCCCGGATATCGTGCTGTGGGCCATGTCGAACGGGAAACCTACGCCGCAGCCACTCTCGTGGCGCGGATCGAAGACGCGTCCCTGGATCGCGCACCTCTCTGGGACGACGTTGCCACCTTCGACGGCCGCCCGTGGCGCGGCGCGGTGGATATCGTCACTGCGGGCTATCCGTGCCAGCCGTTCTCGGTCGCGGGCAAGCGCCGGGGCGCGGACGACCCGCGCCACCTCTGGCCCCATGTCGCCCGGATCGTCGGCGAGATCGAGCCGCCCTTCGTGTTCCTCGAGAATGTCGCCCATCATCTCCGCCTCGGCTTCCCCGAAGTCGCCAGCGGACTGGTCCGCATGGGCTACCGCCTTGCGGCAGGCCTCTTCACGGCGGCGGAAGTCGGCGCGCCTCACAAGCGCGAGAGGCTCTTCATCCTTGCCATCCGCGAGGGGGACGAGCTGGCCGACCCCGCGCGCCTGCTCCGGCACCCGCTCGAGTGGCGGGAACCGGACGGAATTGCTGCGCCTATGGCCGAGGGCGAGGGCCAGCGCCAACGAGAACCGGCAGACCAAACCGACGCCATCGCAGGCAGCGGGCCAGCACGGGATGAACCTCGCGACGACGGCTGCGCTGTGGCCGACGCCGCAGACGGACAGTTTCCACAGCCGGGGCGGCGAACGGCGCGACGAGAAGGGTCTGGACCGCATGGCGCGGGACTGGCCGACGCCAATGGCGAACGACGGCTGCAAGCCGAGCGCGGGCAACCGAAAGACGGCCGATCTGACCCATGCCAGCCGCATGTGGATGACGCCGACGGCGCGGGATCACAAGGATGGGGCAACCACACTGGCGAACACACCGGTGAACGGCCTGCTTGGCCGCCAGGTCCTGGTGACGACGATAGCTGGGAGCGATACCTCCGAGCCGCGCCGGACCTTGAACCCGCTGTTCGTCGAGGCGCTGATGGGCTGGCCCACCGGGTGGACCGGCTTCGGCTCTGTGGCAACGGCGTGGTCCCCTTGGTTGCGGCGCATGCGCTGCGAACTCTGGCGGCTGAATTGCTGGCCGATGGATGAGGCAGCGGCATGAAGCAATCGCGTGCCATGTCGCTGGTCGAGTCCGTCGCCAACGTGATCGTCGGCTACGGCGTCGCGGTGGTCACGCAGATCCTGATCTTCCCGATCTTCGGGCTGCACACGACGCTGGCGCAGAACCTGAAGATGGGCGCGGTGTTCACCGTGGTGAGCATCGCACGATCCTTCGCCCTGCGGCGGGTGTTCGAGGCGATCCGATGCGCCATGGACAAGGAACACCAGCGTTAGGCCGACACCACGAAGCGGTTTCCAAGTTGCCGCTATACCACTCAGATCCTATGGTTTCTCCGAGTTGGAGACGGCGGCTGATCTATTTTGCCGCCCAGAGATTTGGGATCGAGATTGTAGTGCTGCAGAACCAAGAGGAAGAAGGAAATAGCGACGCCGCCGACTTGCTTCCAGACGGCCTAGAGGCGTTGCGGCGAGAGCTCGGCCTCGGAGACGTGATGGGGTTGATCGAGAGGACTGCGCGATGGGTCGATCCGCGAACATTCGAGTATCTTTCCGTCTGGTATCCAGAACACGCGAGACGAGCCCTGTTCTATAAGGCGAACTGGTCCGAGCCGCAGATGAACCGCAATCGGCAGACGGGCGCGATCATCCACAAATTCGAAGGAAACATTCACGCGAACAAGGCACTGACGCTCGCATTGGGCCTTCGTGCCGGGGAACGGCCGAACTGGTCATGTTGCCATATATGGGGTGTGGATGATGCTGCTTATCAGATCAGCAACGCCGTGGTGCAGGATCGGCGCTTCTTTTCCTGCGTGGCGAACATGGTCCTTCTCCCCACGCCACTAAAGGCATTCACGGACGTCATGACCGAAGTAAAGATGATGCTGCGCGTATGCGCGTTGCAACTCTACGGTTGGTCTTGTGACCATGAGGAGGTCGCAGACAACGCGCGGCAGGTGGCGGAATGGTCGGATTGGGGCGCTTACCCGGAAAGCTGGCCGAAGCCTGATCGGCCCTCGCTCCCTCTCGGCACGGCCAAGTTCTCGGCGCGGATCAAGGACGCGGCAGACCGCAGGAAGGCCGTCATTCGCAAGGATCTAGCATCCGCTGGCCCGCACTATCCTCGGGATGATGTCCTCAAGGTGCTCGACTACTGGAACATTTCGCTTTGAGACAAAGAAGCCGCCGCCCCGAGGGACGGCGGCATTTCGACTGGCGTGGTGCGCGGCGCTAGTCGCGCGGCAGGCTATAGACCCGCCCTCGGTTCTCGACCTTCTCCGAAGTCACCTCGAGCCCGAGCTTCTTCTTCAGCGCCCCGGCCATCGCGCCGCGCACCGTGTGCGACTGCCAGCCCGTCGCGGCCATGATCTCCTCGATGGTCGCGCCGTCCGGCGCGCGCAGCATGGCGATCAGGGTGGCCTGCTTGGTGCCCTCGCGCGGCGTGCGCGCTTTGGGCGAAGCCTTCGGTTCGGTGGGGGTGTCCGGCGCAGGCTCCTCGGTCGGCGCGTCCGTCGCGCCCGCAGGCGCGGCGTTCGCGTCCTCGGGCTCGATCCCGATGGCGGCGAGGCCTGCGTTGGTGGCGACCAGCGTGACGCCGTTTCCGTCGCCGGTCTCGCGCCAGACGGGCTCGCCATTGCGCATGTCGGCGTCGACCTCCTGCAGGAAGTTCTTCGCGAGCATCGCGCCGACCACCTTGGCGGCAGCGCCGCCGCGCAGGCTCTCGGGCAGCGGCAGAGCGATGCGGTCCTCGCGCTGTGCGGCGGCGCTGAGGATGATGGCTTGGGTATCGGAAAGCTTGGTCATGGGGTCGTCTCCGTATTCGGGCCCGCGTCATGCGGCGCCTTCTACGACCCCGAGCCGCGCAGGGCGCGCGGCGGGAGTTCCGGCAGTGCCGGAGATCAGCGGGCGTGTTCGCCCTCGCCGAAGGCGCTGTCGGTGATGCGCTTCAGAAGGCTGGCGTAGTGTTCGAGGGTGCCGACCATCGCCCAGCCCGCCTCGTCGGGGGCGCAGTTGAAATGGTCGTCGCTGAGTGCCTGCAGGCGGGCGAGCATCTCGTCGATCTCGGCCTTCTTGCCGATGAAGGCCGCGAGCGCGGCTTCCTTGTTCCGGCGCGCCTTCTCGGCGCGGAGTTCGTGACGCGGGGTGGTGATCGGGTTCAGGCGGGTGGTCATCGTGGTGGCTCCGGGTGAGTTGCATCGCTTCGTTGGAGTGACATTCCCTCTGTCCGCGAGGCTTATCAACTCGATAAGCACTTGAATCTGAATGATAATCGGAGCCGGCGATGCAGGGCATGAGCGAGCGCCAGTACGCCGCCCATGTCGGTCTGTCGCGGGGCGCCATCCAGAAGGCAAAGACGGCCGAGCGGCTGGTTCTCTATCCTGACGGCAGCATCAACGCGGCCGCCAGTGACGCGCGGCGGGCGGAAACGACCGACCCCTCCAAGATCCGGAAGCCGCTCACGCCGAAGCTGAAACCCGTCCCTGAAGCGGCCGTGGCCGCCGTCGGCGACACGCTCCGCGAACAGGGGCTGGCGGTTCCGGCGGTCGGCGGCGGCACGACCTTCCTGCAGGCGAAGACGGCGAACGAGGTGCTGAAGGCGCAGGAGCGGCGCATCCGGCTCCAGAAGCTGAAGGGGGAGTTGATCGAGCGGGCCCGCGCGCTGTCGCTGGTGTTCCGGCTGGCGCGGGAGGAACGGGACGCATGGGTGAACTGGCCCGCGCGCGCGGCGGCGCTGATGGCGGCCGAGCTCTCGGCCTCGTGCAGCGACGCGACGGGCCAGCAGATCACCGTGGAGCCAGCCGCGATGCAGAAGGTGCTGGAGAAACATGTACGCGCCCACCTCATTGAGCTCGCCGAGGTCCGGCCCGACTTCAGGTGATGATGACGCACTGACGGACTTCGACGGCGCGGGCGAAATCCTGCGCGCCTGGGGCAACGGGCTCCGGCCCGACCCGGACCTGACGGTGTCGGAATGGGCGGACCGGCATCGGATGCTCTCGGGCCGCGCCTCGGCCGAACCCGGGCGGTATCGCACAGTGCGCACGCCCTACATGCGCGAGATCATGGACCGGCTCTCGCCCGGCGACACGATGCAACGCATCGTGTTCATGAAGGCCGCGCAGGTCGGAGCGACCGAGGCGGGCAACAACTGGATCGGGTTCGCGATCCACCAGGCGCCCGGCCCGATGCTGGCAGTCCAGCCCACGGTGGACCTGGCCAAGCGCAACTCGCGCCAGCGGATCGACCCGCTGATCGACGAAAGCCCGGAGCTGCGGGAGCGGGTGAAGCCCGCGCGCTCCCGCGACGCGGGCAACACGATGCTGTCCAAGGAGTTCGCGGGCGGCATCCTGATCATGACCGGCGCGAACTCGGCAGTCGGGCTGCGCTCGACCCCGGCGCGGTACATCTTTCTGGACGAGGTCGACGCCTATCCAGCCTCGGCCGACGAGGAAGGCGACCCGGTCACGCTGGCCGAGGCCCGGTCATTGACCTTCGGCCATCGGCGCAAGGTGCTGCTGGTCTCGACGCCGACGATCCGGGGGCTGAGCCGGATCGAGCGGGAATACGAGGCCAGCGACCAGCGCCGGTTCTTCGTGCCGTGCCCGCATTGCGGGCACGCGCAATGGCTGAAATTCGACCGGCTGCGCTGGCAGAAGGGTCGCCCGGAGACGGCGGAATATCACTGCGAGGGCTGCGAGACGCCCATCGCGGAGCATCACAAGACGGCGATGCTGGAGAACGGCGAATGGCGGGCGACCGCCACGGCCGCCGATCCGACCACGGTCGGCTATCACCTCTCGGCGCTCTATTCGCCGATCGGCTGGCTGAGCTGGGAGCGGATCGTGCGGGCCTGGGACGCGGCGCAGGGCTCGGACGAGGCCATCAAGGCGTTCCGCAACACGATCCTCGGCGAGACCTGGGTCGAGACCGGGGAAGCGCCGGACTGGCAACGGCTCTACGACCGGCGCGAGCGCTGGACATCCGGCACGGTGCCAGCGGGCGGGCTGTTCCTGACGGCCGGGGCCGACGTGCAGAAGGACCGGATCGAGGTCGATGTCTGGGCTTGGGGTCGCGGGCTTGAAAGCTGGCTCGTCGATCACGTCGTCATTGAAGGCGGGCCGGATCGGCACGACGCCTGGTCGGAACTGACAGCGCTGCTGGACAGGTCCTGGCCGCACGAACGCGGCGCGCATCTCAGGATCGCGCGGCTCGCCATCGACACCGGCTACGAGGCCCCGGCGGTCTATTCCTGGTCGCGGGCGCAGGGGTTCGCACAGGTCTCGCCGGTGAAGGGTGTCGAGGGGTTCAACCGCTCGAGCCCCGTGTCGGGGCCGACCTTCGTCGACGCGACCGAGGGCGGCAAACGCCTGCGGCGCGGTGCGCGGCTCTGGACCGTGGCGGTGTCGACCTTCAAGGCCGAGACCTACCGCTTCCTGCGGCTGGCGCGCCCGACCGACGAGGAGATGGCCGACGGGGCGGCATTCCCGCCCGGCTCTGTGCATCTGCCGCATTGGGTCGAGAACGAATGGCTGAAGCAGTTCGTCGCCGAGCAGCTGGTGACGGTGCGCACGAAACGCGGCTTCGCGCGCCTCGAATGGCAGAAGCTGCGCGAGCGCAACGAGGCGCTGGACTGCCGGGTCTACGCCCGCGCCGCCGCCTGGATCGCGGGCGCGGACCGATGGCCCGACGAGAAATGGCGCGACCTCGAGGATCAGCTCGGGGCGGCCCCCACCGACACCGATCCCGCCGGTCAGATCAACCGGCCGGGACAGGCCCCGCAGGGCAAGCGCCGCTCCGACTGGCTCGGACGGCGCGGAGGTTGGTTCTGAACAAGAGGCGCAGAGGGCCAGCGGCCCGACAGGGAAACAACAATGACCGACTGGACGGAAACCGAGCTTTCGGCGCTGCGCCGCGCCTATGCCAGCGGCACGACCCGCGTCAGCTATGACGGCAAGTCCGTCGACTACGGCTCGGCCGAGGATCTGCTGGCCCGCATCCGCACCATCGAGCGCGCTATCGCCGGGACCACTCGACCACTGCCGGTGGCCGGGCTCGCGGGCTTCTCGCGCGGGGATCGCTGATGTCCGCAACCTGGTTCGATCACGCCATCGCCACGGTGGCGCCGCGCATGGCCGCGCGCCGCGTGATGGCGCGGCAGGCCTTCGAGACCCTGACGCGGGGCTATGACGGCGCCGCGCGCGGGCGGCGCACCGAGGGCTGGCGCGCGCCGGGATCCTCGGCTGACACTGAGATCGGCGTGGCCGGGGCGCTGCTGCGCGACCGGATGCGCGATCTGGTGCGCAACAACCCGCATGCGGCCAAGGCCGTGGCGGTGCTGGTCAACAACATCATCGGCTCAGGGCTAATGCCGCGCGCCGCGAGTGGCGACGACACGCTGGACCGGAAGGTCGACGCGCTCTTCGAACGCTGGACGGCGGACTGCGATGCCGACGGCCAGCTCGACTTCTACGGGCTGCAGACGCTGATCTGCCGCGAGATGGTCGAGGCGGGCGAGGTGCTGGTGCGCCGCCGTGTCCGGCGCGCGAGCGACGGTCTGCCGGTCCCGCTGCAACTGCAGGTGCTCGAGGCCGACTTCCTCGACGCCACGAAATCCGGCGCCCTCGGCGCGGGACGCCTCGTGCAGGGGATCGAGTTCGACCCGGTCGGCAAGCGCCGGGCGTACTGGCTCCATGCCGAACACCCGGGCGACGCCTATGGGGCCTTGCAGAACGGGTTGCAGAGCCGCCCGGTCCCCGCGACCGAGATCGCCCACGTCTACGAGAAGCAGCGCACGCAGGCGCGCGGCGTGCCTTGGGGCGCACCGGTGATCCGCAGCTTGCGCGATCTCGACGATTACGAGGTCGCCGAACTGGTCCGCAAGAAGACCGAGGCCTGCGTGACCGCCATCGTCTTCGGCGATGACGAGGCCCAGCAAGGGATCGCGCCCTCCGTGGTCGATGCCGATGGCAACCGGGTGGAGCAGTTCGAGCCGGGGCTGATCGCCTATGCACGTGGCGGCAAGGACATCCGCTTCAACCAGCCCTCGGCCACCGGCGGCTACGGCGAATACAAGCGGGCGAGCCTGCACACGATCTCGGCGGGCTTCCGGGTGCCCTACGAGCTGCTGACCGGCGATCTCAGCCAGGTCAACTATTCCTCTATCCGGGCGGGGCTCGTCGAGTTCCGCCGCCAGATCGACGCCGTCCAGTGGCAGTTGTTCATCCCGATGTTCTGCGCCCCGGTCTGGCGGTGGTTCACGGAAGCAGCATGGGCCGCGGGTCAGATCCCGTCGCCCATCGTACCGGTCGAATGGTCGCCGCCGAAGTTCGAGGCGGTCGATCCGCAGAAGGACGCGATGGCGAACCTGTTGTCGATCCGCTCCGGCACCATGACGCTGGCCGAGGTGATCGCGAAACAGGGCCGCAACCCCGACGCGGTGCTGGCCGAGATCGCCGCAACCAACGCCAAGCTCGACGCGCTGGGGCTGGTGCTCGACAGCGACCCGCGCCGCGTCACCAAGACCGGCAGCGCACAATCCAAAGACGGGGCCAGCGATCCGGCGACCGATCCGGCCGCTGACGAACCGGACACGGACGACCCGGCCGCCGACGCGGAAATAGACCCGGCGCAGGCCGACCAACAGGACTGACCCTCATGGACACGATGATCGAACTGCCGGCCATGCGCCGGTCGGCGGAGCTTGCTCCGAACACCGCCGATGCCGACAGCCGCACCGTCGAGGTGGTCTGGTCGGCCGGGGCCCGCGTCCGCCGCGCCACCTTCTTCGGCGAGCCCTATGACGAGGAACTGAGCCTCGATCCGGCCCATGTCCGGCTCGACCGTCTGAACGCGGGCGCGCCCTTCCTGAAGGTGCACGAGCTCGACACGCTCGATGCGGTGATCGGCTCGGTCGTGCCGGGCTCGGCGCGGATCGAGAACGGCCGCGGCATCGCGCTGGTGCGGATCAGCGAGCGCGCCGACGTCGAGCCGATCTGGCGCGACATCCAGGCTGGGCACATCCGCGCGGTCTCCATCGGCTACCAGGTCCACCGCTTCGAGGTCTCGAAACCCGAGGCCGCCCGCGAACTCTGGCGGGCGGTCGACTGGACGCCCTTCGAGGTGTCCGCCGTCGCGGTCGGCGCGGACCCCGCCGCGGGCTTCCGCGCCCAGCATCCCCTTCACGACTGCGTCCTCCACCGCCGGGACGCCCCCACACCGCAAGGAGCATCCCCGATGACCGACAAGACCCAGACCCCGGCGAGCGACGCCGCCGCACCCGCCACCACCCAGCCGACCGCGCCGGTCGAAACCGAGGACGCCCCCATGACCGAGCCGAAAGCGGCTGCGCCCGAGCCGAAGGCTGCCGCAGTCGAAACGCGCAGCCAGCCGAAGACGCAGGCAACTCCCGCGCCCGACACGGAAGCGGTCGCGACGCGCGCCCGCGAGGCCGAGCGCGACCGCGTCTCCACCATCTACGATCTGGCAGGCCGCCTGAACCTCGAGCGCGGCTTCGCCGAGGACCTGGTGAAGCGCGGCGTCAGCGTGGACGAGTCCCGTCGCCTGATCCTCGACCAGGTCGCGGCCAAATCGGACGAGGCCCGGACCTTCAGCCAAGTCTCCGTCCCGCTCGGCGGCCGCGACGAGCGCATCACCCGCCGCGATGCCGTGGCGAACGCGCTGCTGCACCGCTACAGCCCGACGCTCTTCCAACTGGAGGACGCCGCGCGCCAGTATCGTGGCATGACGCTGCTGGAGCTTGCCCGCGAAAGCTTGGGCAATGCCGGGGTCAACACGCGCGGCCTGTCGCGCGACGAGGTGGCGACGCGGGCGCTGCACTCGACCTCGGACTTCCCCGAGATCCTGTCGGCGGTCACCAACAAGACCCTGCGGCAGGCCTACGAGGCCTATCCCCGCACCTTCATGCTGTTCTGCCGTCAGGTGCTGGCCACCGACTTCAAGGCGATGCACCGGGTCCAACTCGGCGAAGCGCCGCAGCTGCTGGAGGTCGGCGAGAGCGGTGAGTTCAAGCGCGGCACGCTGGGCGAGAGCAAGGAGAGCTACAAGGTCAAGACCTATGGCCGGGTGGTCGCGATCACCCGCCAGACCTGATCAACGACGATCTCGACGCCTTCACCCGCATCCCGGCGATGTACGGCAACTCCATCGCCCAGCTGGAGTCGGACGTGGTCTGGGGCATCATCACCTCGAATCCGGCGATGGCCGACGGCAACGCGCTGTTCCACACCACGCACAAGAACCTCGCGGGCACCGGCGCGGCGCTCGATGTAGGCAGCGTGGGCGCGGCGCGCGCGGCGATGGCCAAGCAGACGGGGCTCGACAAGAAGACGGTGCTGAACGTCCGCCCCGCCTTCCTGATCGTGCCTGCCTCGCTGGAACTGAAGGCCGAACAGCTGGTCGCCCAGAACCTGGTGCCCGCCGCAACGTCCAGCGTGGTGCCGCAGTCGATCCGCACGCTCGCGCCGATCAGCGAGCCGCGCCTCGACGCCGCGAGCGAGACCGCCTGGTATCTGGCGGCCAGCCCGAACCAGATCGACACCATCGAGTACGCCTATCTCGAGGGTCAACAGGGCGCCTACATCGAGACGCGCAACGGCTTCGACGTCGATGGCGTCGAGATCAAGTGCCGCCTCGACTTCGGCGCCAAGGCCATCGACTGGCGCGGCCTCTACAAGAACCCGGGCGCATAAACCGCACCCCATGCTGAACCCTGACACACGGGCGGTCCAATCGGGCCGCCCTTCGTCTTTCCACGAGGATCACCCCCATGAAAAACTACGTCCAGCCCGGCAACACCATCACCCTGACAGCGCCCTATGCCGTCGCTTCCGGCGATGGCCTGCTCGTCGGCTCCATCTTCGGAATCGCCGCTGGCGCCGCCGCCCTCGCCGAGCCCGTCGAGACCGCGCTCGTCGGCGTGTTCGACATCACCAAGGTCGGCTCTCAGGCCTGGACCGTCGGCGCCAAGGTCTACTGGGACGACACCAACAAGCGCTGCACAACCGTGGCCACCGACAACACCCTCATCGGCGTGGCCATCGAGGCGGTGGCGAGCGGCGCGGGTGACACCATCGGCCGGGTCCGCCTGAACGCGGCGTTCTTATGAGCGCGTTTGCCGCCGCCGTGGGCGCGCTCTTCGCCGATCCGAACGTCGGTCGGGACGCGGTCTACATCGCCGACGGCGGCGCGCCCGTGCTGGTGCGCGCCGTCGCCCGGCATGCGGACGCGACCACCGACTTCGGCGATGCGCGACTCTGGTCCGAGACCACGCGGATCGATCTGCGCGTGGCCGAGGTGGCGAACCCGCGCCCCGGTGACCGCATCGAGATCGACGGCGACGCCTTCCTCATCCAGGGCGAGCCCGTCCGCGACCGCGAGCGGCTGGTCTGGACCGTCGATCTGCGCCCGGCGTGACCGTGATGAAGCTGAAGCTCGACATCGATCCCGACATCGTCGCGATGATGGCGGCCGAGGTCGCGGCGGGCGAACGCGCGGTGACGGCCGCCATGCGCGAGGCCGGGTCCGGGCTGAAGTCGGCCTGGCGGTTGCAGATCACCGGCGCGGGGCTCGGCCCCCGGCTCGCCAACTCGATCCGCAGCCAGAACTTCCCGAGGTCGGGCGAGAGCCTCGACGCCGCGGCGCTGGTCTGGTCGAAAGCGCCGGTCATCGTCGGCGCGCATGACACCGGCCCGCTGATCCGCTCGAAAGACGGGTTCTGGCTGGCGATCCCGCTGCCAGCTGCTGGCAAATCCCTGCGCGGCGGCCGCATCACGCCCGGCGAATGGGAACGACGGCGCGGGCTGCGCCTGCGCTTCGTCTATCGCCGCACGGGCCCGAGCTTGCTGGTGGCGGAAGGACGGTTGAATACGAAGGGTCAAGCGGTCGTGTCGCGGTCGAAGACCGGCCGCGGCAAGGTCACCGCGCCGATCTTCCTGCTGGTGCCGCAGGTGAAGCTGCCGAAGCGGCTGGACCTGGCGCGGGATGCGGAGCGCGCAGTGGACGGTGTGCCGGGGCTGATCGTGGCGAGCTGGGTGGAGCAGAGGTTCTGAAGATGACTGCTGTGGCGGGCCTTGCGCTTATTCGACGATGTCCGCGATGGCCGCTTCGAACTGATAGCATCAAGTTGTCTTCAGATCAGCCCGCGCGTCGCGGATAATCGACCAGGACGAATGCAGGAATAGTCCCGCAATCCCGAACGCGACGATCAGGTCGGGCCATGCGCTGCCCAGCCACGCGACGAGGGCCGCGGCCACAACCACGGCCGCATTGCCGATCGCGTCGTTGCGCGAAAAGAGCCAGACGGCCCGCATGTTCGCGTCACCCTTGCGAAACCGCAGCAGCGGCAGGACCGCGAGGACGTTGACCACGAGAGCGATGAGACCGAATAGCCCCATGAGACCGGCGTCCGGCGTCGTCTGGGTAAAGGCGCGCCAGATCGTCGTCCCAAGAACCCCAAGGCCCAGAACGCCAAGGAAGATGCCTTGGATCAGGGCGGATCGCGCCCGCCAGACAATGCTCCAACCGATTGCCAGAAGGCCCAGAAAGGTGATGAGGCCGTCGCCAATGAAATCGAGCGCGTCGGCCTTCACGGCCTGCGATCCGGAAATGAAGCCGCCGATCATCTCCGCAATGCCATACCCGACGTTGAGAATTACCACGATCCAGAGCGCGCGCCGATAGGCCGGGTCTTGGTAAGCTGCGCCCTCCTGCGCTTCGTCGTCGCCCGCTTCGATGCGATCGAACCCGTAGCCGGTCGCGGCCACGGCCCGTTCGATCTCGGACAGCCGCGCTTCGGGGACGTTCAACGTCAAGATGTGGGTGGCGGAGGAGACCTTTACTGCCTCCGGCGCCACGCCCGCCGACTGCGCGGCCCGCTCGATCTGGGCGGCATCCTTGGCGCAATCCATTCCGGAGACGCGGTAGCGGAAAGATGCGACATCTGCGGTCGGTTCGGCGCCTTGGGCATTGGCCATGCTTGCATTGGTCCTGCTATCTTGATGTGCGAAACACATCAGCGGAGAATGATATGGAACAAATCGCCGCGGACCGCAATGCCGTCGCGACGGCCACCGAGCGGCGGGCGAAGTTCTTTCGCGGCCTCGCGGACCAGAGCCGGTTGGCGATCCTGGATGCTCTGTGCGCCGGGCCGCTGGTCGTTCACGAGATCGTCGGGCGCACGGCCCTGACACAACCCAACGTCTCGAACCACCTTCGATGTCTGTCGGAGTGTGGCCTCGTAACCAGCATGCGCGATGGTCGTTTCGTGCGCTATCGGATTAGCAGCCCCCGGATTGCGGATCTTCTGCACGATGTGGAGGCTCTGCTCGACGCGGTGGCTACAGGCGTCGAAGCTTGTCGCAATTATGAGCCTGACGAGGATGAGTTCCACCGCTGACCCGCGTCACGACCTTAGCACATTGGCGCCGTCCGTGAATGCTGCTGCATTGGTCCGACTGGGCTTGAGGCGTATTCTTTCCGCAGTCGCCAATCGTGGTCCATCTCCATGCCCAGCCCTCGTGAAACCATCCTCGCCGCGCTGCACGCGCGGCTCTCGGCGCTGCCCGCGACCGCGCTGCGCGGCGAGGTGCTGCCCGAGCGTGTCCCGGCCGAGGGCCTGCTGATCCTGCGCGACGGCGAGCCGGGGGAGCCGGAGGTGACGTTGTCGCCCCTGCGGTATCACTACCAGCACCGCGCCGAGATCGAGGCGGTCGTGCAGGGCGCCGCCCGTGACGCCGCCTTCGACACGCTCTGTGCCAGCATCGGGGCTGCGCTCTCCGCCGACCGGACGCTTGGCGGGCTCTGCGACTGGGTCGAAGCGGAAGCGCCGCGGCCGGTGGACTTGGCCGTAGAGGGCGCGGCCAGCCTGAAGGCCGCCGTGATCCCGGTGGTCCTGCACTATTCCACGGCCGATCCGCTGGCCTGATCCCGACAACCCGAGGAGAACACCATGGCACGAGCCCAGGGGGCGCGGGCGCTGATGGCGCTTGCGTTCGAGACGACCTATGGAACGCCGCCCGCCAGCGGCTTCACCCGCATGCCCTTCGCCAGCACGACGCTCGGCGCGGAGCAACCGCTGCTGAACTCGGAGCTGCTGGGGTACGGCCGCGATCCGCTGGCGCCGATCAAGGATGCGGTGACGGCTGATGGCGACGTTGTCGTGCCGCTCGACGCCGAGGCCTTCGGCTTCTGGCTGAAGGCGGCATTCGGCACGCCGACGACCACGGGCGTGGAGGCCCCGTACACCCACGAGTTCCAGTCCGGGTCCTGGACGTTGCCCAGCATGTCGATCGAGACCGGCATGCCGGAGGTGCCGCGCTACGCGATGTATTCCGGCTGCGTGCTCGACCAGATTACCTGGCAGATGCAGCGGTCTGGCCTGCTGACGGCGACGGCGCGGCTGGTTGCGCAGGGCGAGACGGTAGGGACGACGACCAGCGCAGGCACACCGGCGGCACTGGAATTGAAGCGCTTCGGGCACTTCAACGGCGCGATCACCCGCAACGGCACCGCCCTCGGCAATGTGGTCTCGGCCGAGATCACCTATGCCAACAATCTAGACCGGATCGAGACGATCCGCTCGGACGGCCGCATCGACGGGGCCGACCCGTCCATCGCGGCGCTCACCGGCCGGATCGAGGTGCGCTTCGCCGACCAGACGCTGGTGACGCAGGCCATCAACGGCGAGGCCTGCGAGATGGAATTCGCCTACGTCCTGCCCTCGGGCGAGAGCTTCACCTTCACCGTGCATGCCGTCTACCTGCCGCGCCCCCGGATCGAGATTTCCGGGCCGCAGGGCGTGCAGGCGACCTTCGACTGGCAAGCGGCGCGCGACAGCGTGGTCGGCCGGATGTGCACCGCAACCCTCGTGAACGATGTGGAGACCTACTGATGCTGACGCTCGACCTGACCAATGCCCCGCGCTGGCATGACCTGGCACCCGGCGTGCGGGTGCAGCTGCGCCCGCTGACCACCGCGCTGATGGTGGCGACACGCAGCGACCCGGCCGTCGAGGCCGTTCCCGAGGAGGCCTCTGATGAGGAGCGCGCCGTCGCCTTCGCCAAGGCGCTGGCGCGGCGGGCGGTGCTCGTCTGGGAAGGCATCGGCGATGCGGAGGACAATCCCATCGATCCGAGCTCGGAGGCCATCGACGCACTGCTCGACGTCTGGCCGATCTTCGAGGCCTTCCAGCTGACCTACGTCTCCAAGGGCCTGCAGCTGGAACAGGAAAAAAACGGCTCCGCGCTCTCGCCGAATGGTCCTTCGGCGGGGGCGAGCGATACTGCGAGGGTTGCGAACCCTGCGGAGCCAGCGCGCAAGCCTGCCCGGACTGCCCGGCGCGGCTGAACCGTCCGGAAACGCCGGAGGGCTGGCAGGTTTGGGACCTGGTCGGTCGTCTCGGCGGCCAGCTGCGTGTCCTGCCCGGCATAGTGATCGGCTGGGACATGTCCGCCGCGCTGGCGCTCGGTGACGCCCTCGGCGTGCCGCCGATCGCCATGGCCGAACTATTGCCCGTCATCGAAGCGGTGATGGTCGCCAAACTCAACGAACAGATGGATCACTCCCATGGCGGAAAAACGAGTTAGCGTCCGCCTCGCCGCCGTGGGCGGACGGCAGGTGCGCGCCGAACTGGAAGGCGTGGGCGAGGCTGGCGCGCGCGGCTTCGGACGGCTCAGCCGGGAGATGGAAGCGGCCAACGCCCGGCTCGCAGCCTTCTCGCGACGGGTGCGCGTGGCCGCCGCAGCGGCGGTTGCCGCCGCAGCCGCCGCTGGCGTGGCCATGGTCCGCTCTGGGCTTCAGACGGTGGATGCGCAGGCCAAGCTGGCGCAGTCGCTGGGCACGACCGTCGCCTCGATCCAGACGCTCGAGCGGGTGGGCGAGCTGGCGGGCGTCTCGATGTCCGGCATCGAGCAGGCCACCAAGGATCTGACGCGCCGTCTCAGCCAGGCGGCGGCCGGGACCGGCCCTGCCGCCGACGCGCTCGACCGGCTTGGCCTTTCCGCCACCGACCTGATCGCGCTGCCGCTGGACCAGCGTGTGGGTGCCATCAACGCCGCCATCGAGAGCTTCGTGCCTGCCGCCGAACGCGCGGCGGTCGCGGGTCAGCTCTTCGGCGAGGAAGGCTCCATCGCCATGTCGCGGATCGACACGGCGACGCTGCGCCAGGCGACGGAGGATGTCCTCGCCTTCGGCGTCGTCGTATCGGAGCAGGACGCCGACCAGATCGAGCGCACGAACGATGCCATTTCCCGGCTCGGGCTGATCTGGCGCGGGCTATCGAACCAGCTGGCGGTCGCTGCAGCCCCCGCGCTGGAAGCGGTCGCCAACGCCATGGCGGCGGTCGCCAGCCGCACCGGTCCGCTTGGCATCGCGATACGTGGTCTCTTCGACAACATCGGCCGCCTGACGACCTACGCTGCCACCTTCGCCGCCTTCCTCGCGGGACGCTGGGTCGCTGGCATGGCCGCGGCAGCGCTCTCCGTACGCGGCCTATCCACCGCGCTTGTTCTGCTGCGGGGCGCGCTGATCCGTACCGGCATCGGGGCGCTGATCGTCGGCGCGGGCGAACTCGTCTACCAGTTCACCCGCCTCGTGTCCGGGGCGGGCGGCTTCGGCGAGGCACTGTCGCTCCTGAAGGACCTCGCGGTCGAGGTCTGGGAGCGGATCAGGATGGGCGCAGCTGCGGCTGGCGCGGCCGCGACGGCGATGTTCTTCGACCTGAAGGCGGACGCAGCATCGGGCATGCAGAGCGCCATCGAGAGCGTCGTCGGTTTCGGGAACAGCGCCGCGAACACCTTTGAGGGAGCCTACGAGGCGATCAAGGCGATCTGGGGCTTGCTGCCCTCCGCCATCGGCGATCTGGCGTTCCAGGCCGCGAACAGCCTGGTCGACGGCGTCGAGGCGATGCTGAACGGCGTGGTCTCCCGCATCAACGGCTTCATCGGGGGCATCAACCAGGGGCTGGAAGCGCTCGGGTCCGAGCGCCGCATCTCGCTGGTGCCGGACCTCGACCTCGGCGAGATCGAGAACCGCTTCGAGGGTGCGGCCAGTGCCGCCACGACAGCGGCGCAGGCGGCGTTCGACCGGGCCTTCGAGGACAACCCGCTCTCCGCGCCTGATCTCGGTCTGACCGAGGCGGTGAACAGGGCGCTCGAGTCTGCGAACCTTTATCGCGGCGCGGCCCGTGATCTGGCCGAGGGCGCTCGCGCGCCTCTCGAAAGCTGGCAGGCGCTGCGCGATGCCGTGCGCGGCACCGACGAGGCCAGTGCCGATGGGCTGACCGAGGCCACCGGCGCGGCCGAACGGCTGGAGACGGCGCTTGGTGAAGCCGGACGCGCCGCCACAGGTGCTGGTGCGGCGGCCGGAGCCGCCGCCGCTGCCGCGGAGCCCGCGACCGAGGCTGCCGTCACCGGCTGGCGGGCGGTCACCGCCGCGCTCTCCGACTACGCCAGCAAGGCCCGCGAGATCGGCGGCGACATCGGCCAGAGCCTCGTCGGCGCCTTCCAGTCCGCCGAGAACGCTGTCGGCGAGTTCGTGCGGACCGGCAAGCTGAACTTCCGCGATCTCGTCACCTCGCTGCTGGCCGATCTCGCCCAGCTGGCCGCGCGGCGGTTCATCCTGGGGCCGATCGCAAACGCGCTCTCCGGCGTGTTCTCCGGGGCGGGCGGCATCTTCGCCAACGTCCTGCATGCGGGCGGGATGGTGGGATCGGCTGGGCCCTCTCGGATGGTCCCGGCCATGGCCTTCGCCGCTGCCCCGCGAATGCATTCAGGCGGCATGGCGGGGCTGCGCCATGACGAGGTGCCTGCGATCCTACAGCGCGGCGAGCGGGTGCTGTCGCGGCGAGAGGCGCAGAGCTACGGCGCGGGTGGCGGGGTCAACGTCACGATCATGGCGCGTGACGCCGAGAGCTTCCGGCAGTCCCGCACGCAGGTCGCGGCAGACATCGCCCGTGCGGTCTCGCTCGGGCGGAGGGGCATGTGATGGCGTTTCACGAGGTCCGGTTTCCCGACAACATCAGTCGCGGCGCGCGGGGCGGGCCGGAGCGGCGCACCCAGATCGTCGAGCTCGCCTCGGGCGACGAGGAGAGGAACGCCAGCTGGGCCATTTCGCGTCGCCGCTACGACGTCGCCTATGGCATTCGCCGCGCCGACGATCTGGCGGCGGTCGTCGCCTTCTTCGAGGCGCGCAACGGGCGCCTGCACGGTTTCCGGTTCAAGGATTGGGGCGATCACAAGTCCTGCCTGCCTTCGGGCACGCCTTCGCCCACCGATCAGGCGATCGGCACCGGCGATGGCGCGACGACCGCCTTCCAGCTGGTGAAGCGCTACGCCTCAGGCGCGCAATCCTGGACGCGCGCAATCGCCAAACCGGTGGCGGGCAGCGCGCGCATCGCGCTTGCCGGGATTGAACAACCCTCCGGCTGGTCGGTCGACGCCACGACCGGCGTCGTCACCTTCAGCACCGCGCCGGGCGCTGGCCTCGCCATCACCGCGGGCTTCGAGTTCGACGTGCCGGTCCGTTTCGACACCGACGTGCTCGACGTGACGCTCGACCTCGAGCGGCTCGGCTCGATCACCTCCATCCCGCTGCTGGAACTGCGCCGATGAAGACCCTCGACCCCGCCCTGCAGGCCCATCTCGACGAGGGCACGACGACGCTCGCCTGGTGCTGGCGTATCGCCCGCGCCGATGGCGCGAGTTTCGGCTTCACCGACCATGACCGGACGCTGAGCTTCGACGGTACGGAGTTCGAGCCGGAGAGCGGGCTCACGGCCTCGGAAGTGCGCTCCGGCTCGGACCTGTCCGTCGATGCGCAGGACGCTGAAGGCGTGCTGACCTCGGACCGGATCACCGAGACCGACATCCTCGATGGCCGCTGGGACAATGCCGAGGTCGAGGTCTGGCGGGTGAACTGGGCGGACACGAGCCAGCGCGTGCTGATGCGGCGCGGCGCCATCGGCCAGATCCGGCGCGGGCGGCTGGCCTTCGTTGCCGAGGTCCGCTCGCTCGCGCACGTGCTGGGCCAGACGGTCGGGCGGACCTTCCAGGCGACCTGCGACGCTGCGCTCGGGGACGCGCGCTGCGGCATCGATCTGGAGGACCCGGCCTACGAGGGCACGGGCGCCGTCATCGATCTCCTGCGCGACCGGGCCTTCACCGCCTCGGGACTTGGCGGCTTCACCTCCGGCTGGTTCACCTTCGGCACGCTCGAATGGGCCAGTGGTGCGAACGCCGGGCGGCGCACCGAGGTGCTGGGCCACGACGTGACGGACGGCATCGCCGTGCTGACCCTGCTCGAAGCGCCGGTGCGGTCCATAGCCGAGGACGACGGCTTCACCATCCGTGCGGGCTGCGACAAACGGATGGAAACCTGCGGGGCGAAGTTCGCGAACACCGCCAACTTTCGCGGCTTCCCGCACATCCCTGGTCAGGACGCCGTACTCCGCTACGCCACCAAGGACGGTGGGCACGAGGGAGGCGTGCTGTGACCTCCGCCGATCCCACCCGCTGGACGCGCAGGTCCCGAGCCCTCGCGGCCGACAGCTGGGGCGGGCTCGAGGTGCCGCTGGCCGAGGAACTGGAAGCCTACGAGGTCGAGATCCTCGACGGCCCCGCCGTGAAGCGGGTGCTGAGCACGGAAACGACCAGCGCGCTCTACACCGCCGCCCAGCAAACCGCCGACTGGGGCGCGCCGCTCGCCCCCGGCGACACGCTCGACATCCGCATCTTCCAGCTCTCCGCCCTCGTCGGGCGGGGCGCGCCCAAGACCGTCACGCTGATACTCTGAAGGCTTTTCCCATGTCCGACGCCACGACCCATCTCCTGCTTCCCTACATCCTGGCGGCGCAGGCCCAGAAGCACGTCACCCACAACGAGGCGCTGCGGATCCTCGACGGGCTCGTCCAGCTCTCCGTCCTCGACCGGGACCTGACCGCGCCGCCCGGTTCTCCCGCCGATGGCGATCGTTACATCGTCGCCTCGGGCGCGACGGGCGACTGGGCGGGCTGGGACCTGAACGTCGCGCTCTGGACCGATGGCGCCTGGCTGCGACTTCCCCCGCGGATCGGCTGGCGCGCATGGGTCGAGGACGAGGGCCTGCTGCTGGTCTATTACGGCGCGAGCTGGGTTGGCACGACGCCGCACGCTTTGCAGAACATGGCGCTCCTCGGGATCGGCACCACGGCGGATGCGTCGAACCCGTTCTCGGCCAAGCTGAACGCGGCACTCTGGACCGCGAAGACCGTGGCCGAGGGCGGGACCGGCGATCTCTTCTACACCATGAACAAGGAGGCCGCCGCAGGCGATCTCGGGCTGACCCTCCAGACCGGCTTCGTGACCAAGGCGCTGGTCGGGCTGTTCGGCTCGGACAGGTTCCGGCTCGCCGTCTCGGCCGACGGCAGTACCTTCTTCGACGGGCTGAGCGTCGACAACGCCACCGGCATCGTCGACCAGCCGCGGCTGCCGCGGTTCAAGGCGTACACCAACTACGACAACTATGTCGGCGTAGGAACCTGGACGAAGATCGGCCTGAACAACACCGATTATAACGATCAGGGGGCGTTCGACGCCGCGAACAACCATTTCGTGGCGCCTTCGGATGGCACCTACCTCTTCGGCGCGACGCTGCTTTACAAGATCAACGCCAGCGCCACGGCCCGCATGCGCGGGCGGCTCGTGCTGAACGGCACGACGGAAATCCGCGGCTCCCTCGGCGAAATCTCCGCCACCCATGTCTCGCTAGCCACCGCGATCTGGCTGCAGACCATGGTCCCGCTCACTGCGGGCGACACCGTCGAGTTGCAGGGGTATTTCCGGGTCGCGGACGGCTACTTCGCGGCTGACCACACCTCGTTCTGGGGCGCGAAGATCGGCTGA